ATCGTCCTCATCGGCGGCCTTGACTTTCACCTTCACGTCCTCGTCCTTCGGCAGCAGCGTGATCTCGAGCCCATTGTGCCGGTAGTGCGTTTTCTGATGCTTGTGCATCAGGGTAATGATGCTGACCTTGAGCGCCTTTTCGTCGCGGCCGACTTCCATGCGCGCATCGCGCTTCTCGGCGTACTGGTGCGCCAGGTCGTCCAGTTCGCGGATGGTGCGGTGCTCCATGCCGGGGAGCGGCTGACTGCGCGCCCGCGGCGGCCGGGTCGGCGTCGTGAGTTTCTTGTCCATCAGTCGCACGCGTCGCTTGCTCATGTGTCGCTCCTTGGACGGCGTGTTACGTCAGCCACGTCGCCACGCGTTGGGTGAACAGGGGTTGGTCGACCGCGAGCGGGACGACCCCGGCGCTCGGTTCCACGCGGACCTCGACGCGCGGCACGCCGCCGGCCGCGGTGTACCGCTTCATCGCCACGAGGTCGACGACCTGGGCATCATCCTGAAAAGCCACGCGCGACAGCGCATCGTTCAGGCTTCGAATCAACTTGTCGAGATCCGGCGCTTTTGTGTGCGCCGTGACGCGCTTCGGGAGCGACTTCGGCCGCGGGAGATAGAACGCGACGGTCAGCCGCACGCCGTCGACCAGGAGTTCGCGCTGGCTCGCCGGCAGTTGCTGGATCGCATGGCTCGCACATTCGGCGACGAGCGTCTGCCACGTCTTCAGATTGCGATTGCTGTCGGTGATGATCGGCCGCGTCCAGCCCTTCGGCACGAAGGCCCGCTTGCTTCCCATCTGCTGCGCGACGCCGTGCACCGTGAATTCGAGCGTCATGATTCGTCGGCGCGGGTCACGGAAAACGAGACGGGTTGAAACTGCGGACACACATCGCACTCGCCGCAAAAGTCGGGCGGATCGCCGAGATGCTCGGTATTCAAGCACCCGCATTCACAGATCGTCCCGTCGAGCAGCTCGAGCGCACGCGTGAGCGCCACGTCGTCAGCCATCACCCTTCCTCGCCGGGTTCGCGCTCGCCCGCCTGGCGCGCCTTCCAGTCGAGCGGCAACATGTCCGGCGTGAACCGCACGAGCGGCGTCGAGGGAATCGGCGCGGGCTCGACGAGCGGCGGTAGATCGGGCGGCGTCTCGCGGCAGTCGCTGCACCGTAATAACGCGCGGGTCATTGAGGGCACCGTAATTCGCAACACGGGTGCGCCGCGCACGATCGTCTTGCCGCACAGGCCGCACGGACACTCCATCGTCGCCCGGCTCCAGGTCCTCATCGGAGAAACTCATCACGAGAGAGTTCGATACCCATCTCCCAGGCCCGTTCGCGCGCGGCGGCATAGTCGTCGGGGTCTTGAGTCACGGTCGTCCGCACGCGCGGCATTACCCTCCAAGAGTCCAGCGAGATGTTGAGGTCGGCCAGGATCGCGCGCGCCTCAGCTTCACCGATCGGCGGGGCGTCGTGGTCCCGTGGGGCATCAGGCGCCGCCCGTCCTGGGATCTCGATCACCACCGCGCGCAACGTGACGGAGAGCAGCTCGTTGAGGTCGTACCCGTCGACAAGAATCCGGTGCGCGTGAAAACGGTACTTCACCGTATCGACGAAATCCGCGAACGACTCGAAGGGGCCGCTGTTGATCACATCGCGAATCACCCGCCAGTGCAGCCGCCGCAGCGTCTCGAATCGGTCGTGGAGCCCGTGATGATGGCGGGGGCATAGCACCCGGAGGTCCTCGTCCCGTTCGGCCCCGAGAAATTCGTAGCTGCGATGATGCACTTCGAGTCTGTCCGTATCCCGGCAGTCCGGCCACTCGCAGCACCAACAGGCCCGCATCAAGGCGCGGTCCCGGCGGCGCCGCCATTCCGGCGTGCGCAGGTAGTCGGCGTACGCCATCGTGCGGAGCGCCTGGAGCCGCGTGGCCTCGAGGGTGTTGTTCATCGTGGGGTCGTGTTCATCATCACGAGACGCTCGTCCGCGGGTACTTATTCCCCTTACGAATAACCACTACTCAGCCACATAAGAGATCACGATCGAATTAGTAAGAATCTCTCTTATTGGGATCCGGATCCGGATCGCGATCGCGCGCGCGAGGCGGCGCCGAACGTCCGAAAAATGTCCGCGCGGACAAACGCTGGACGGCATAAATCATTCCGTCACGAATCATGAGCTTTGGCTCGTTCCTCCCGCTTTCGTTGCCGATCGTCTTTCCGCTTGCGTTTGATAGCTTTAGCCGAGGGGTTCCAGTCCTGGAAATCGTGAATCACAAACCCGGATCCGTTCTTTTCCCAGAGGCCCGCTTTCACGAGCGCGTCAGCGACGGAAAGCGGCTTGGTCATATGAGGGAACCGTTTCACGACCTCGAGGTCGAGGTGTCCGTCTGTCAAATGTCGATTCGCGTACAGGAGCCCGAGCACGTAGAGCGCGAGCGCGAAACTGGCGCCCTCCTTGCCGAGCACGGCGCCGGCCACAAAGATTTTGCGATGGTCCAGGAGTTCATCATCGAGTCGTGCATACATGCCAACAACGCCCCGCCTAGATGTGGTCTCGATCCTGTTGCCGCCACTCGTGCAGCCACCGCGGCGACAGAAACTCTTCGGTCGGCGTCCGCCACCACCACCACCAGTGCCGCACCCAGAGGATCATGAGCTGGCCTCCCACGCCGTCTTCAGTTTGCGATCATGTTCCGCCAGGATCGCGCGGCAGACAGGACACGTCGGGTCGACCACGCTGTCGGCCCGCGCGATGATGAACCCGCAGACGGCGAGCGCGATCCGGTGGCCGCCGGGTTGGTCGTACCAGACGTGATGCGAGAACCGGGTCGGCAGCCGGTGCGGTTGCAGCGTCATGGATGGGCCCCACTTCTGACGACACGGTCTTCCTCACGCATCAGTTCCTCTACGTCTCGAAGTCTGGCCTGCAACTCCGCGCGTGCCGAGTCGAGCGCGTTAATGCGCGTCGCGCCTAACCCGATGACGATCCCGTCGCACTCTTCAACCTCCGTATCGAGCCAGACTTCAACGTCCCCGTCCTCTCCGATGATGTGAATCAGCATCAGATCACCTCGACATTCTCCGCGCGCGGTCCCTTCTGCCCGGTCGTCGTGGTGAAGCGCACGGCCATCCCGCGCGACAGGGCCTCGAAGTCCGCACACGTCGAGCGGTGAAAGAAATATTCGACGCCGGCGTCGTCCATCAGAAACCCGAAGCCCTTGTCGAGATGCAGAGACTTGACCGTGCCGGTGCGGGTGTCCGGCGCTTTGTTACCGCTGCGAGCCATGCACATACCTCGATTCGTCGTAGGTCGCGTCGATCAGCGTGTGGAGCAGATGCTCGAGGGTCGCCCGTGGAAGGAAGTGGAGCAGCGTGACGGCCAGGAGCTCGCCGTCGGCCTTGCAGACGAGCGCCGCGCGGTCGGGATCGGTGCCGACTTCGACGGCGGCGAGAATCCGCAACGGCCCCTCGCGGTCGTCGAGCCGATGCGCGCGGTGGATGATCACGTCGCCGGTCATGGCGTGCGTCTCGTCCGCGGCGGCCGCAGCCACCGACTACAGGACCCGCACCGCCACTGGTCCGCCAGCTTCGCCGACGGGGCCATGTGATGCAGCGTGCGATTCCCGGCGCACTGGCTCTCCCAGGCCTCGGGGTCTGGGTCGAAGGGCACCGGCGGCTCGTTCGGCCGTTTGCGCGCGAGCTGGTCCAGGTCCTCGTCGGCCTGGCGCCGGCCGGCATCGTTTCCCGGGCGGCTCATCCGATCTTCTCCACGGTGCGCGGGGCGGTCCGTGGTGTCGCTACCGGCTTGACGGCGAGCCCGGTGCGTGCTTGCACGAGGGCCTGCCGTGCGAGCTGGAGCGCGGCGATCTGCGCGTCGAGGTTCTGGATCGCCTTATCAAGTTGCGTCGGTCGTTTCGCCATGTGCCCCCCTTACCGGCCGAAGTCTTTCAACCGGCCGTCGTACGTGTGCCGCAGGGACGCGAGGGCGGCGGGTGCCAACGTCGCTTTCGCCGCCCGCAACTGCCGGCCGATCTCCTTGAGCTCGTCCTTCGTCTGCGCGTCGTTGATCGTGATCGCCCAGTCGTCCTCGGAGCGCCCAGGCTCAATGGACGCGGCCGGTGCCGCGGTGCCGCCCTTCGCCCAGGCCGCCAGGCGCACCCCGGATTCCTCGGTGATCGGTTGGTCGAGCGGGAACAACGCGCGGTGTTGCTCCTGTAACTTGATCGGGAGCGGCACGCCAGGACGATCGGCCATCAGCAGGAAGCTCGCGGTCAGCTCGTACGGCAGGTTCTTCTCGCAGATCGGAATCCAGCCGTGCAGGCCTGTCAACGATTGCTTCTCCCGGATCTCCATCTTGCCGTCGGCATTGCGGACCATTTCGATCTTTGGCTCGGCGCGAAAGCAGAGGATCAGGTGCGCCCGGATCTGCAGCAGCCGTTGAACGAACTGCTTGTGGCTCATCTTGGGTTTGATCCAGGCGGCCATTTTGCAGGCCTCGCGCTTCTTCCAGTCGTCGCCGGCCATGCGATGGAGCTCGTCTTCCTGCCAGTCGAGAATCCCGCCTTCGCCGGCCCATTCGTGGCTCGTGCTGTCGACGACGATCACGGGATACTTAGCAGCGTCGGCCGCGGCGATCGCGTCGGCGTAGGCGGCCGGCGAGAACGGTGGATGTAAATCGCCATGGTCGAACCGAAACGCATCAGCGTAATGTTGCGCGCGGCCGGCTTCGGTATCGATCACCGCAAATGGCTGATCGCCAGCGATGCCGTGGGCCAGGCGCATCGCAGAGCAGGTCTTCCCTGATCCGGTACCACCGGACAAACCGACGAGGAGACTGATGCGCTCGCGGGCGGCAGGGCGGAAAGAGAACGGCATCAGCCGAGCGCTTTCTCAAATGTTGCGCGTCGCCAGTCTGCGAATCGCTCCAGTTCCTCAGCGTGCGCGAGCGCTTTTCTAGAGTGGCTGCGATAAAGAGCTGCCTTCGCGAAGAGTTCACCATCGGTCAGCTCGAGGACGCAGACAGCGATGTCTTCGTCGTCACGCACAACGACGTAGTAGTCCTGAAGATGCTCGCGTGCGAACCCAGGCAGCGCCAACTGCTGCGTCGTAGACTCGGTGCTAATCGGCGGATCGGCTCGGTCGTTGATGCACTCGGTGGTGAACTTCCGCGTGGTTGTGTACCCGCCGTAGTCCCAAAAGGCGACATGGTCGTCGTCGCTGTCGGCTAAGCCAAGCCGATGCGAACTGCAAATCTGATGCGTGATCCATTGGGGCCGCCACGGTTCGTGCTGTGCCGCAAGGTCGTCGAGTACCGCGTTAATCTCGGCCTTCAACCGCTTGTCGTTGTATTTCATGAGTCGGCCTCCAAATGCGCGACGAAGAGTGAGAGCCACGCCTCGATCACCGTGACATGCGCGCGGATCTTCGGCGCCTCATATGGATAGATGCCGCCAGCGACAAACTCGGCGGGATGCTCGGCGCAGAAGGCGGCAAACTCTTTCACTGTGCCGATCGCATGGGTCGCTTGAACGAAGCCGGGCGGTGCAGGCTTTGTCGCTGTGCCCAGTTCTGCGAGCCGTGTGACGGTCGGCGGGTGGTCGCTCTCGACCGCGGACTCGAAGTCCTCGGCCGGCACGTTCGCCACACGCACGGCGGTGACCTCTTGGTCCTTCGACATCCCAGCTTGGTCAGCCGCCTGACGTTGCGAAAGGCGAGCAGAAGTAGGGGCGCTCCCACTTTTGGTTCTATCGCCACCACGCCCGTCGAATGTCTGGAGTAGTTCTCCGCATCGTCGGATCGCGCGGGCCTGAATGCGCGTCGCGTGGTCGTGCAGCGACGGATCGTCTGCCTGTTTCGCGTAACTCGCGAGCGCCGCAGCCTTGTCAGCCCAGTCCTTGCACTCGTCGATCGAACTGCACGCCGCCAACGCCGTTTTCGCGCTCTCGTAAGACACTGGCAACGTCGCGCGAGCGATATTGGGTAACGCCGCAGGCCGAAGGGCGAGAACGTCCGTCACCGCATCTCCCGTTCGAGCCACCACGATTCCTGCCAGGCCGGCAACGAGGCGTAACAGGTACGCCGCGGATAGCCGGGCCACTTGTCGGTCGCCAGGCACGTCTGCCAGCGTTCGATCGCGTAGAGCACTTTTTTTTCCGCGAGCGTCAACGCATCAGGCCCGAGCCCAACGACAGACAGCGCGTACGGCGGATACGGTTCCTGCACGCAAAACCGAAACGTCGCATCGAAGCCGGTGACGGCTTTCAAGCCGCGCAGATAGAACGCGACTTGAATGTCGGCGCCCATCCCGAAGAGCGACCGCGTCCAACTGTCGGGATTCGCGGACCCGTGCGGGGTCGTCTTGTAGTCGTCGATCGCGCCGTCGCGCAGCCAGTCGAGCCGCGCGCGACACCACACGTCACCTTCCTGCCAGATCAGCGTCTGCTCGGGCTCGCCGTTCAGGAACATCTCGGCGCCGCCGTCCTTGTGCGCCGCGAGCTGCTCACGGGTACACGCGACCATCGCTTGCACGTCGGCCCACTTGGCTTCGAGGATGGGCGTCCGACCGGCGGCGTACGCGGCATCACGTGCTGCTTGTGCCGCCTTGGTTCTGTAATCGCGCGCCGCGATGACCGAGACGGTACTGGTGCCTTCAAGTAGCAGCGCGTGGGCCGCGGTGCCAATGTCGAAGTGTTCGCCGTTCTCGTGCTCGGCCGCCTGGTTCAACCGTGGGTGCGCCTGCCAGGCGTGCACGGGCGAGGCGAGGCAGAGCTGTTTCGCGATCGAGGACGAGAGCGACGGCGCCGGGCAGGGGTCGGCGTGGTAGGCCGCCGCGGGGAGCTCGTAGATGCCCGGCTTGTCGATCGCCATGAGTTGCATTTTGGAAATGCAGAGGGATCAGGCGCGGCGCTTGCGGCCGAAGGTGAGCGCCGGACGCTGCTGCCATTCGCCGCTCAAATACTTGTCGATGAGATCGGCGCGATAGCGAACGCGACGGCCGAGCCGGGGCCGGAGCTCCTCGAGGAACGGCAGTCGCCCGGTGCGCCTCAGGGTCTTAAACGTCGTCTTGGCCATCTGGAGCTTGGCCAGGACTTCGGGCATCGTGTAGCAACGCGATTCGGGCATCAGGCCACCCGCGCTTTCTGCCGACCCAGAGCTCGGCGCGGGTCGGGGCCAAAGCGGAGTTGCTGCGGATCGACATGCAACGCGGTCGCGAGCGCGACGACGGTCTCAAACACCGGCCGCGATT